CATCTGACTCACGAAGTTCAATGTCAAGACCGTCGTTACCACCGGTATTGGTCGTTGCAAGAATCTTGAAGCAGAACCAACCTTCTACCTGGTCATTCTCGATAATGGTATTACCGGACAGGGCGTCGAGCTCCATGTCGAAGACATGCTCACTGACGACTCCGGTAGAATCCAAAGAACCTAAATCCTGACCGTTACTGAATACATATTTGTCTCTCATAATAATTTACTCCTTATTTTTAAGTTGTTAAAACTTCCAACGAATCGGTCAGAATAGTAGTGTCAATCTCACGGATAGGAATGCCCTGAAAGTTCTTGACCGGACGACCGAAGACTTCCGTTGTCGGCCAGATGATATTGCTCTTATTCAGGGAATAGATGTCCATGTGTGCGGCAATAGTATTGTTGACGTATATTCTCGTTCTGGCCTTATTGATACGCATGGCATGAAGCAGTAAAATAAGGTTCTCAACGGCACCATCGGCAAAGGAATTCGAGCCTCCAAGGGTCGTATTGATATTGCAGAGGCATCCTATCTTTCTGTTATTGCCAACTGCCAGTCCGAGCCATGCCTTGTACTGAGCAACGTAGGCGTAATACGTATTGGCCGTATTGTCAGCATCTTTGACAGGTTCCTTCTTCTTATCCCTTATAGTCACACCTAAGGCCGTACCTTTCACCCAACCGGGCGGGTATATACCGTGAGCACCACCACTTCTGTCCGTGTTCCATTCGACAACGAGAATGCGCGTACCCGTACCGGCGGTATGACCGTTCGTATGGACGTTGTTGAGACCGGATGGATTGATAGTATCAAGTCTTTGCAAAAGACCGTTGATATACTCACTACCGGAGCCTTGAGTGCCGTTAATAAACTCGTTTACGACATCTTCGCCGAGCTTGCGGGTATGCCCCTCGTCTTCCTGACGAAGTTTCTCGCCCCTGTTGGAGAGGGTATCAATTTCATCTTCGTCAATCTCACGTCGGCGTTCCATCAGCGCTACGTCTTCATAGACAGTCTGTTTGTTGCGCTTGGAGGCCGGTACGCCCTGATAGAAACTTCGGTTTGTACTTGCGACCATTCCCGTGTCACGGATGAGCTTATGCTTAAGGCCCATATTGGCCTCAACAAAAGGGACATCCATGAAGAAATCGTCAACCTGCTCGTTCATTACCGAAATCATGCCTAAGACATTTTTGCCGTCTATTGTCTCTTTGGCTCTGTCGAGCAGGGTATATTTGGTATTAATATATTTTGTTGCCATTTGCGAATAACTCCCAAAAACTAAATTAATAAATTCTTTCGGGAGGTATCCGCGACTTCGCGGCTTCCCTAACGCTTAACGGCTGTCTAAGCCGCCCGGCTCTTTGCCGGGTAAGCATCAGGTCTCTTTCCCCTGTGGGGAGAGGGTGACTGAAATATATATTTATCTTCGATTATTCCTTATCAATATTCTCAAAATATTCATCGTCATAAACAGGCATTCCGCCTTCTTCTTTACCTTTTTCTTCCTGGCCTCCTCCGAGATGCGTACCGCCCTCCAAAACGAGCGGTGCAACCTCGTATAAAAATTCCCTTACTATAGGATGGCCTTTAATTCCAAACGAGTCAAGAAGTTTGGCAACTTCCGGGCCGTTCTCGAACTTAGCCAGAGCATCTTCGCCGTCCTTCATAAAACTATCGTATTTTTCCTTATGCTTTTCCTTGAGCGCAGCGGTATCTTTCTCCATTAAGTCTATGCCCTTCTGCTCAAGTTCCGTCGTCTGCTTGATAAGCCCGTTAATAACAGTATTCCATACCGCGCTTAGCTTGCTCGCCGGTATGCCCGCTGTATGAGCAGCTTCCCTTACCTCTTTGGCAATGGCCTCGTAACCAGCCTTATCGGTTTCGACTTTGGGTATCGAAAGCTCGTAGCCGTCTTTAGTTTCAGGTACGCCAATAGCCTTGCGATAGGCAGTGACTTCTTCGGGCGAAGAACCCTCTCCGGGTATCTTAGTCAAGCCTTCGGTAGCCTTTTTAAGCTCCTCGCCGTGAGAACTAATCTTGCGCTCTGCACGGAGATGGTTTAATGTAAGCGTCCTTAAGTCTTTTATGTTATCGAAAACTTTCGTTTTCTGCTGCCTGGTATCGGGGTCGTTATAAATCTCGTCCCCTAACATCTCCGGCAGCTTTTCCGTAAATTCTTCCGTGAAAGTCCCTGTCTCATCTATCATTTCTTTTTCCTTAATAACTTTCTAAAAATCCGTTCCAATCTTGAAAACCCGCCTTCACCCTCGAATCTGTCACCGTATATTTTATTGAGTAAACTCTTGGCATAATTGCATAAAGCCTGTTGTTCGGGCGTCTCGGCGTGACGTAGGAAATAAAGCTCATATAACATATCCTGAAGAACGACTTTCCCGTTCTCGTCGAGAAAGACAGCCTTATAAGACTGGAGAATATTTCTCTCCGCTTTCTGATACGTTTCAACTCTATTGAATATGTCCTTCATTTAACTCTTGCCCTTTTTCGAGCGGCCTGCCTGAACATTCCATAACACTGACCAAGTGCCTGATTTTGCGTTTTTCCTTCTTTCATAACATACTTAACGCACCGGCTTATATAAGCTTTTTCACTCTCGCCCGCTTGTGGTTTCGGCATTTTCTTTCTCCAGAATCTTTACTCTGGCCTCAAGTGACCTTATTCTGTACTCATGGTCGTTAATAGTCGAAAGTCCGAGCGGAACTTCAATTACAGGCTCAGGCTTTTTCGACTTTTCTTTATACAGTTCCCACATTTCCTCGTAACTCATTTCATCGCTGTGAGGAACCTGTAATAAATTAAGTTCGGCCTCTATTTTTTCTCTACTCATTTTTTGCATATTTTACCTTTCATGCAACCTTACCCAGGATACTGTCACTATCTATCTTCTTACCTAAATTCGGAACGGCGGCTGCGGCCTTGGCTGCAAGCTCCATCTGCCGCTGCTCCTCTTCCCTCTGGGCGGCTATCGCCCTTATTTCAGCAGCTTCCACGGGAGAAAGAATAATTTCTTCCGGTGTATTACCACTCCTTAGAATCTTTCGCATAAGCTCATCGCCCTCGACGATTATAGAAGAATCTGGAGCGACGCTCAAAACGGCCTGAATATTGGCAATGGTATTTAAGAGATTACCCGTCTCGTAATATTGTTTTAATAACTGGTGTAAAGGCCCGATATATTGAATATCCACCCTTCCGTTCTGGGCCTCCAGGACCTCTTGTGGAACCTCGGGCGCGCGACCTGCGTTAAGTTCGAGAGAGTACACCCTGTCGAATTCGAGGTCGGTATTACTGCCCAAAGTGCTCAGGAACGGGGCCATTAAAACAATCCTCTCCGACTGCATGTACCTTACATGCTCTATGTTCTTATAACTCTGGCCCTTGGAAGCGGCTTCCTTAAAGGCGAGGAATAGAGAAACACCGAACCTGTCCTCGACCATTCTCGTCCATCTTTCATGGTTCTCTACACCGAACGGATAGCCGGAATTATCCAATAAACGGGCTACCAGGTCACCCATCTTCGAAAAGCCCTGCATCTCGCGTGAACCTACGAAATTAATCGCCCCGGCGCCCATATCTACTTTATGTTTTATCGCCGAGGTCGTTATAATAGGCGGCCTAACCGCTGTCTGGGAAGCGATGCCAAGGTCTTTGGCTATAAAATTAGCGGTAAGTATCTCAATCAATAACTGGGCTACTATCCCCCTGCCGTAAGTCTCGCCGGTGGGACGGTTAAGCGACCACGGGATAGGATTCAGCGTCTCCGAGCCGTCTATCTTCATTCTTAACTTACCTTCTAAATTAATATAGACATGCTGCCAGGGCATATTCTTCACACCGGGCTTCGATGGCTCGTAGTCTTTGTTTTTATAAACTCCGTGTATTACCGATACGGTCTGGTCAGGAGTAGTCTCTAAGGTTAATTGCTGGTCGTTAGTCAATCCCTTTTTCCCGAACTCATCGACAATCTGCTGAAGTGTATAAATTGTCTTGTGATGAATAACTGTCACACGGCCCCAGTAATCTCTCTTTACCCAGAATTCCCTCGGATGAGGAGTAAGAAACATTAACTTACCCGATTCCTTATCCTCGTCAATAAACGTAAAGGAATCGCCGATACATCCGGCGTCCCTTACGGATACTATTTTTTGAGAATAATAATCGTTATTAGAACCGAGGCCACCACTCTGATTTAAGACAAAACGCATGTGCTCGTCGGTCTCCTGCAGCCAGGTGATAATATGCTTGGAATCTCTTAATTTCCTATCGGCCATCTGCTCGGTGAACCAGCTAATATCCTTCGGCATCCAGTTCCCGATTATACCGTTAGACCAGATTTCAAAGCCCTTCATTGCAGTTGCATCGTAAACTCTTTGTGTCCGCTTGTATCCCCTGGTCTGAATTCCGCTCGATGCATAAAGCCATTCCCAACTCGCTATCCGGTCGGGATATGCCAAATCGCAGCATAAACGCTTCAAAGACTCGTAATCCTTACGGTCTTTCTCAAGGGCGTCCTGCTCCTTTTTTACACTGTCATAAGTTAAGTCCATTATTCTTCCATTCTCGTATGTAAGTACTCTTCGAGATATTTGCGCTTAACGGCCTTGTCAATACCGAGTAATTTAACGGCTCTTTCACCCGGATTATGAACGCCCTTCCTACTAAGTTCACGACTCAGATTCAAGTGGTCGCTTGTAAATACTTTGGGATTTTGCTTTTTCATCCTGCACCTAACTTGTTTCTTTTGATATTGGCCTCGGTAAGATTACTCATCATTGTAGCCTTGCGACGCTTATCCAACTGCTCAAGTAGTTTCCTCCGGCCGGTATCCGGCTTATCTTCCAACGTCCGGGCGTCCGGACTGACTATTTCCGGCTTCTTGTGTTTCTTACCGAATAATCCTGATAACGCATCCATTATAATCCCCTGATATTTAACGGTTGATAATCGTAATGCTTTACTCTTTGGTAATCTGAGAGCTCCGGTTCTAAACTGCCTAATACCTTACCATCGTGCTCATCGTATCTGTAAGCGATACCAAGAGTCGTAAAGGCATCTCCTACGTGACGGCCCCATGTCTTAACGGCTTCCTTGTGATAGACGGGCTTTTCCGGTGTGCTCAGAGCCTCATCCTTCTTCTTTCGCCAGTCCTTGAGTCCGCTTACGCCCTCCGACGCCTTCGGAGCAAACCAACAGATAGGCATTATACTCCTGGCCGCCGCTATCCTGTCCTCCACCGATGATGGTATGATAACGGTAAAATCAATATCCAAGCTCTCGGCAACGTCGAGAGTAAACTGGCCAGTCTGAAAACTCTTCCTATTGGAACCTTTAATATCGGGCGGAGCGAAATGACGGCTGTACCTGTAGCCCTTGTTCTGTAAGAGTACCGAATAAAAAGGCAAACCCTTACCCTCGTAGTCGTAATCGAAGTCAATCAGATTAATTCTTCCTGTAACTACCTGATAATACCAGATGGCAGTGTACATATCGCCAATGTCCCACGCCGTATAAACAGGTAGTGATGGTTCGTAAATAGCACTGTCGATACGACCCTCAGACTCGGCATCGGCTATCCACTTGCCCAAATAAGTGCCGGCTGTAAATAAAGGCTTCCTGCCAAGGACTCTTATACCGTACTCCGAAGAGTCCTGCCCGTATTTCAATCGCATCATCTTCTCGTATTCCCGGCCGGAAATCTCCGGGATTATCTCTTTACCCTCCTTGAAATTGGGGGTATCCTTTACGCTAATCCTTATAAAATGCCAGGTCGGGTCTTCCTCTAACTCCGCAAACGTGCCGTAAGCGGAAGTGGGATTGCCTATAACGAGAATGTGGCAGCGGGGGTTGTTCAATAAACTCTCGGTAGCCTTCCATATCTGGGGCATTATCCCCGCGGCTTCGTCGAATATTATAAGAACCCACTTATTGTGATAGCCCTGCATGCGAGTGGCCTCACCCGTAACAGTATCAGCCTTGGTAGCAAAACCGTAGGCAAACCACTTACTTTCAGGGTCAACGTCAAGCTGAGTCTTAGTTAAATTGCCGCCTAAAGGAACTTTGGCGTGCGAATAAGCACTGTGAATCTCCTTCCATAACAACTTCTCAACCTGGTCGTAAACGGGGGCAGTTGTAATTACAGTAGAAGGTACGTGAGTATATAAAAACCATAAAACTATCCTCGCAGCCTCAAATGTCTTACTAACGCCGTGACCACTGTGAGCAACCGTCTTCTGATAGTCCCTGACGCTCTCGGCAACCTCAACCATCTTAGGCCATACGTGCTCACGCTTTACGTCCAAACAGTCCACCTGAAAGCCTATGGGGTCAGGCTGGTATCTGGATATGAAAGCCTCCTGCTTCCTGCGCTTCTCAAGCTGTTCTGGTGTTTTGGTCATAAAGCCCCAAGTAGTAAAATAATTTTTTTTTATACGAAAGCCCTTTATCTGCATAGCACGGCCAACCGCTCAAAAAAACCGCCCCCACCTCAAGTCTTTTTTCAATAAGCATGCCTTTTATCCTTGATATGCTCCTGTATAGTCTGCGTCGCCCGGTAGGGCTACCTTGTTGTGTTCGCCAGGAGCCAACTCAGTGGCCGACTTGTAGTTCTTTGGTATCATATCAGGTCTGTTAGCTCTAATCCACTGGCCGCACTCCAGCGGCGTCATGTATCGCCAGTTCTCAGGATATGCCGGAAGTCTTAGCGTATCATTCTTAGCGTTACATCCCTTAGCGTTACAGCTGCGGTGATACGCTAACTTGCAGGCATCCGAACAAAACC